GGGGCGTCCCCGTGGTGCAGTCCTACTCGTTCGAGCCCGGCGACTTCATGGTCGGCGCGTTCAAACTGGCGGCGACGCTGTTCGATCGCGAGGAAGCGCAGATCCTGGTCAGCAACGAAGATCAGGATAATTTCGTGCGCAACTTGGTCACCGTGCTGTGCGAGGAGCGCCTGGCGCTCGCCGTCACGCGGCCCGCGGCGTTCATCTACGGGTCGTTCCCGGAGGGATCGAGCACCTAAAGTTCGTAAGTCCGGCGGGACCGCCAACCGCCGGCAGAGGTGTCCCATGGAATGTGTAGCGCTCAAGAGCTTTCAGAGTAAGTATGGTTTCATCCGCCAGGGCTCGCCGTTCACGGCCGAGAAGAGCTACGGGCTCGACCTGATCGGCTTGAAACTCGCCCGCGAGAGCAAGCCCGACCTGCAGCCGCAGCGCGTCCAGGCCTTCGCCAAGGCGCCGCAAACGAAGGGAAAAGACCCGCCGGCAAGCCCGCCGCCGCCGGAAAACCCCACTACGGCGGGCTCCACGGACGATGGACCGGCGAAACCGTCGCTGTTATCGCGAGTGGTCCGAGCCTCACGGCGGCGGACTGCGACGTAGTCCGCGGCAAGGCGCGCACCATTGTCGTCAACACGAGTTTCCGACGGGCGCCCTGGGCCGATGTGCTGTATGCCTGCGATGCCACCTGGTGGCTCGCCTATTTTCCAGAAGTCTCGACCACCTTCCGAGGCGAGAAGTGGACGGTCGCCGCGCGCGCGCGCGATCAATTTGGGATCCACTGGATCTACGGCCAGGACAAGCCGGGCCTGTCGCATGATCCGACGTTCATCCATACGGGGAAGAATTCCGGCTACCAGGCGATCTCGCTGGCCTTTAACTTCGGCGCCGCGCGGATTTTGCTGCTGGGATTCGACTACCAGCGCTCCGGCGGCAAGACGCACTGGCACGGCGATCATCCGCGAGGCCTCGGCAACGGCGGCAACTATGCGAATTGGGTCAATGCCATGAATCGACTCGCGCGGGATCTCAGCCTCGCCGGCGTCAACGTGATCAATTGCAGCCGCAAGACCGCGCTGCAGTGTTTCACGAAAAAACCGATCGAGGAGTGCCTGTGAGCTTCGCCGCGCGGCTCGCGATGCTCCTGATCGCCTCGCTCATCGCGGGCTGCGCGGTGACGGCATTTATCTTTGCGGTCAACATCATCCGCGCCATGCTCGCAGGTCCCCCGTGAGCCGTAGCAACATGAAACGAATATCGTTTGAAATCGGCCGATGGCTTCATCGCGTGGCCCATCGCTTCATCGTATGGTCGTTCTCGTGAAACCTGACGAACTCGTCGAGTCCGCGAGCGAGTCGAACGTGCGCCGGCGCGATGTGGGAGATGGGCTCATGGTGCTGCTGTTCGCGATGCTCGCGGCGTCGGCGTCGGCGGCGGCGGCCTATGGCCTCGTCCGCGGCGGCATCTTCGGCGTGGAATATTAGTCTTGAAAAAGTATCCCGAAATACTCTCCGAAGACCTGACGATGGACATCGCGGCCACCAAGTCGATCGCGCGCTTCGGCGATGGCGAATGGCGTTGCGCGGTCGGCGGCGGCTGCACATCGCAGGGGCCCGATATCGCGCTCTCGCGCGAGCTGCAGCACATTCTGCTGCGGCCGAACGGCTGCGTCGTGTGTCTGCCCAATATTTTCAACGGCTGCCCGCGCAAAGAGAGCTGGATCCGCTATACCGAGGAGCGCTACGTCAAGTACTGCGGCGCGAAAACCTACGGCTCGGCGTTCATCACGCGGCCCGATAACGCGCCCTGGATCGACCGGCCGGACTATTGGGACAAGGTCCGAAACCTCTGGCGCGGGCAAGAAATCGTGCTCGTCACCGGGGATAAAAAGTCGATCACCACGGAGATGATCGGCGCCGATGCAATCGCCGTGCGCGAAGTGCACGCGCCGCGTCAACATGCGTTCGCCGAGATCGATCGGATTGAGGAAGAGATCGGCAAGACGAACTCGCGGGTTTTATTGTGCTTAGGCACGACCGCCACCGTGCTCGCGTATCGGCTGTCTGTGAAAGGGATCCATGCGCTCGATTTGGGCCACATCGGCATGTTTTTGAAGCACGCCGGCGGCTACCGCTACCAGGTCAATGATCTCACCAGCCACGCCTATCGCGCGCAGCTCGAGCTGCTACACCGCTCGCGCAGCTGGGGGGCGGACGGGTTGAAGCACGCCGTCGCCGTGCGCGCGCTCATCCGCGAGCACGAGCCGAAGACGATTTTGGATTACGGCTGCGGCGAGAACCGGCTCGCCCAGGCGCTCGCACCGATCCGCGTCTCCGGCTACGACCCGGGGATTCCGGAACGCGCCTCGATGCCCAAGCCCTGCGAGCTCGTGGTGTGCACGGATGTGCTCGAGCACGTCGAGCCGGAGAAGCTCGATGCGGTGCTCGATCATCTGTGGTGCATCACCGGACGCGTCGGCTATTTCGTGATTTCGCTTAAAGCCGCGAATGCGCTTTTGCCCGACGGTCGCAACGCACACCTCTCGATTCACCCCGCCGAGTGGTGGGTCGGTAGATTGATGCAGATCGGTTGGAGCGTCGGCGTGATCGGGACGCCGGCCAAGGATCTGACCGTCGTGGTCAAGAAACCATGAAATCATGAAACCATGAACATTGAATCGCTCAACATCTCGCGGGATGCGTATCCCTACCTGGTCGCGCAGCGCGGTGCGCTCGATGACATGAAAGGGGATCCGGGCACGTGGTGCGCCAAATATATCGACGTGCTGTATTCGGAGTTCCGATCGATCGAACCGTACCTGCCGAAGCAGTGTCGATCGATCCTCGATGTGGGATCGGGATTGGGCGGCATCGATGCGCTCTTGAACGAACACTACGGCGGGGACTGCCAGGTGACCCTGCTCGATGGCATCGCCGACCCGCCCCAAGTCACGCAGCACTCGTCGACGTTCAATCACATGGAGGTCGCACAGACTTTCCTGCTGATGAACGGCGTGCAGCGCGTCGATTGGATCGACGCCAACGATCCGGCAGCCAGGGTCGCGCGCACCTACGATCTGATCGTGAGTTTTAAATCCTGGTGCTTCCACGTCGATGTGGATCGCTATCTGCCGCTGGTGCTCACCGCCTGCGTCGCGGGCCATACGCAGCTGCTCGTCGATATCCGCGGCGGGCGCCAGGCGACGCTGCACGACGAGGCGGCCGCGGAGAAGCACTTTCACACGATGCGGGCGCTCACGACGCATTTTCGCCACTTGGGCATGATCCATTACGGAATCAAGTTCGAAACCCACCACTTCGAGGCGCTGTGAACGGGCCTGTGACCGTCATCGCCGGCGGCTGGTCGGCTTCGCAATTTGATTTGGCCAAGCTCCCCGGGACCGTCATCGGGGTCAACGATGCGGGGCTCTTGGCGCCGCGCGTCGATATCCTCGTGAGCATGGATCGGCTGTGGGCCGAGAATCGGTTCGATCGGCTGCGCGGGCTTCGCAAGCCCACCTGGCTGCGGCGCAAGACGCTGATCAACATCGATCTGACCGGCTGTCGATGGGTCACGCCGTTCGAGAATGACCACACCTCGACCGTGCTGTCGGACGAGCCCGGCACGCTCAACGGCACCCATTCGGGCTTCTGCGCGCTCAATTTGGCGTACCAGCTGCGGCCGCGCGATCTGTATCTGGTCGGGTTCGACATGCGGCGCGGACCCCAGGGCGAGGCGCATTGGTTCCCGCAGTACCCCTGGTCGGAGAATTCGACGGGCGCCGCCCGGCTCCAAGTGTGGGCCGAGCAGTTCGAGGGAGCCGCCAAGAAGCTGCACGCCGCCGGGATCCGCACCCACCTCGCGACCCCGCAGCTCACCGACCTGCCGTTTCCGCGCATCCGCCGCGCCGCCCTCGAGGCCGCATGCACGCGCTGACCCTGTGCCTGCCGTACTACATGAACGCCGGCATGCTGCGGCTGCAGTTCGAGCGCATACGGGCGCTGCCGTCCGATCTGCGCGAGTCCCTGGCCGTGATCATCGTTGATGACGGATCGCCGGACGGGGAGGCCCAGGGCGAGGAAATAGGCTGTCCCCTCACCATCTTCCGGATCGAAGTCGACGTGCGCTGGAATCAGGACGCGGCGCGCAACATCGCAGCGCACCATGCGGACACCCGCTGGCTGCTCTTGACCGACATCGACCACCTTGTTCCACGCGAAACCTTCGACCGGATAATGGCCAGGAAACTCTCGAAAACCGCCGTCTATCGCTTCTCGCGGGTGACCGCGCTCGGGCCCGGGCCGAAAGACCCGACCACCCCCTATCACCCGCACCCGAACAGCTGGCTCATGACCCGGGGCCTGTACGAGAAGATTGGCGGCTACGATGAGCGCTTCGCCGGCCACTACGGCACGGATGCCGACTTTCGCGATCGCGTGGTGCGCCACGCCGATATCGTACTGCTCGAGCAGCCCCTCATCCGGGTGCCGCGCGAGGTCGTGCCGGATGCCTCGACCACGACCTATCAGCGAAAAGGCGCCCCGGAGGACGTGGGCGCGATCCCGCGCATCAAAGCCGAGCGGGCGCTCGATCCGAATTGGAAACCGCGGCGCTTGAGCTTCCCCTATCGGCGGATCTGGCGATGACCGCTATACCTCCTAGTGTAATAACGCCCCTGACGTTCGTTTGCTGGAAGTGGAAGCCGCCCTTGGGCTATCGCTCGAAGTTCGCGCCGGCCACGGTGAATGTGCTGTATTCGATGCTCACGCGCCACTACCATGCGCCCTTCGAACTGGTATGCGTCACCGATGAGCCGCAAGGAATTTCCCCGCGTGTCCGGACCCTCGAACTTTGGTCAGATTACGCGAACGTCCCGAGCCCGCACGGACGTGGAAATCCGAGCTGCTATCGCCGCCTCAAAATGTTCTCGCGCGAGGCGGCGACGCTGCTGGGTTCTCGCTTCGTTAGCATTGATCTGGATGTCGTCGTGTGTCGCGATATCACACCGCTGTTCGACAACGACCTGGACTTTAAAATGTACGGCGACACCGCCCGCGGCACCCCCTACAACGGCTCCCTGATCCAGCACAAAGCCGGTACCCGCACCCAGCTCTGGGAGCAATTTGACCCGCGCGTCTCGCCCCTGTTGGGGCTGAAATTAAAGTACATCGGCTCCGATCAGGCGTGGATCGGGGCGTGCCTGGGACCGAACGAGCCAAAATTCACGGCCGCCGACGGCGTATATTCCTACCGCAACCAGATTGCGCCGAGGGGCGGACAGCTGCCGGCCAACGCGCGTTTGGTCGTGATGCACGGCCACGTCGACCCTTGGGATCCGCATATGCAGCGCAAGCACGCGTGGATCCAGGAGCACTACCGATGAACAGCCCGGCGAATCCTTACATCTCGCTCGACGATGTCAAAGACCAGCTGTCGATCGATGAAGGCCTGACCATCCATGATCGGCGCCTGCAGCTTCTCATCGGCGCGGCGATCGACTGGGCCGAGAACTTCACCGGCCGATCGTTGGGCGAGCTGCTCGAGCTCGACTCGCCGGCGGACTCGGACGCGGTCCCGCTCCCGGATCCGAAAGACTCGCCGACCTTCGAGCGCGCGCGCGACCAAAATCCCGACGGCGAATTTCCGGGCGTCGTCGCGGTCAATGGGTGGGCCGACTGGGACGAGAAGACCTGGCGCGACTACTGGTCGAATAATCCGATTTTGAAGAACGATGCGAAGCCGCTGCGGCGCGATGTGCATGCCGCGGTGCTGCTCAAGATCGAGACGCTGTTCGATCGCAACCCTGACAATTATTTGCTGCTGACCCAGACCGCCGAAGCGATGCTTTTTCCGTACCGCATCGGGATGGGCGTATGAGCTGCCGCTTTTGCGCGAGCGCTCGAAGCTGGACGCCGAAAGCGATACGGCTCAGGCTCGAGGCACTCGAACGCCAGATGGCGGCGAAGAAGCCAGCCGCCGTCACAATTTCATACACCACCACGACGGCAGCCGGCCGCGCGGCTCCACGACCTCTGCCTGCATCCCGCAGGGTGGACAACCGCGCGGAAGGGCAAGATAACAATGGTCGGTAAGTACAAACCGCCGACCTCGAGCGATTTCAAGCTCGTCTGCAATATCGAAAAGCTCGATCTCGATCCGTCAGGCAATCCGCTCCTGGATGCGACCGGCGCGCCGGCGGCGACCTATTCGCTGTGGGCCGAGAATGTGCGCTTCGGCATGGACGATTGGAAGCCGTACGAGCAGTTCAACGCGAACGTCGTGGAGCGCACCGTCTCGACACGCCTGCGCATTCGCTATCGACCCGGCATGGCCGGCGCCGCCATGGGCACGTATCGCCTGGTCTACCTCACCAATCCCGGCGAGTCGCCGCCGCTGCTCGAGGTCTATGACATCTTGGGCGCCGTTCGAGATCCGAAGGCGCGCGTCGATCTAACGCTGACCTGCACGCTGCGCGATGCGCCCGGATTTAGAACCGGGGTCGTGCCCTGATGGCCACGCGCTCCACTCTCGAGGGCGTGGCGGCGTTGACCCGACAGCTCGAGGCCTTGGGCAAGCTCGATGACGGCAAAGCCTTGAAGCGCGCCGTCGCGGCGGGGATCCAGCCGGCGAAACGGGCCGCCCAGGCGACGATTCCTGTCGGAACGAAACCGCATCGGCTGAAGAGCGGTCTGCTGGTCGCTCCGGGGTTTGCGAAGACGCAGATCCGCACCCGCACCTCGATCAACGCCGCCAAGAATGTCGCGAGCGCCGTGCTCGGCGTCACCGGTGATGCCTTTTACGCGGTGCAGTTCGTCGAGATGGGCACCATCAAAATGCGTGCTCAGCCGTGGCTGAGGCCTGCGCTCGCGGCCGGGCGCGATGAGGGCGAGGCCGCGTTACGCGCCTCGCTCGAGAAGGATGTCTTGAAAGCGGCGGCGACATCGTGATCTTCGAGGAAGACTTACGCACCTTTCTCACTGCGACCGAGACCATCGCCGCGATCGCCGGAGCCAACATTTTCGGCGTCGTTCGCGCTCGCGGAACCCCGCTGCCGCAGGTGCTCTTGACCCGCACCGGCACCATTCGCCAGGTGAAGTATTGCGGCACCTCGCGGCTCGTGTCGTGCGACATGCAGATTGATTCCTTTGGCCTGCAGGGTCAGGATGCCTGGGGCCTGGCCAAGGCGATCCGCCGTTTGCTGGTCGGTTTTAAAGGGTCGATGGGCGCGACGATCGTCAACCAGGTGTTTCTCACGAATGAGTTTCCGATCGCCGATCCCGAACCGGGTGTCATCCGGGTCACGCAGCTCTATAACATTTGGTACGTGGAGGATTGATCAATGATTGAAATCGAAACCGAAGTGGACGAGCTTGCCTTCGTCGGCAATGCAGTCCTCGCCGTCGGCAACGGCGAAAGTCCTGAAACGTTCGCGGCGTTCTGCGCGGTCACCGATATCTCGGGCCTGGGCGAGAAGAACGATCAGGTCGAGGTCACGACGTTTTGCAACGGCGGATCTAAGCACTACATCCCCGGCCTCTCCGACGGCGAGGTGTTTACCTTCAAGGCGAATTTCACGGTTGACGCGAGCACCGAGAAAACGATTCAGGACGATCTGATCGCGCAGGTCAAAGCCAAGGCGAATCGCAATTTTCAGGTGCAGATGGGCGCCGACTCGCCGCTCGTCCTGTTCTCCTTCAACGCCGCGATGCTGTCCTGGGATGTGACGCCGTCCATTGCCAAGCAGAATGAGATCAGCTTCACCGCCAAGATCTCCGGCCCGGTGGAATACGCGTGAGCGGATTCTCGACAGACAGCGTGACCGTGCGCGGCGAGGTGTTTCAGATTCGCGAGCTCGATGGTAAGACGATGCGCGAGGCGAAGCGCATCCTCGATACCGACCGTCACAGGCTAGAGTTTTTCGTGGCGTCCAAGGGTCTGACTGAGCCCGCGCTGAGTGAGGAAGAGTTGAGCAAACGGCCCTACATTTTCGCTGACAAAATCAGCGATGCCGTGTTCAAACTATCGAAGCAGGACGAGCAAAAAAACGCCTAGCGCCCGAGGAATTATTCGAGCATCGGCTCGCCGCGCTTCTCGGGCGCTCGATCGCCAGCATTCAGCAGCTGCCCGACTGGGAGCGTGAACGATGGCGCCTGTATTGGAGCGAGGAGCCGTGGGGTTCGTATCGTGACAATCTGCATGCGGCTATGATCTGCGTTCAGACGCTACGCCCGCACATGGGAAAGGGAGCGAAGTTGCCGCCGCTGAACGAATTCATGTTTGCGCTCAAGGGCGATCGGCCGGAGAAGGAAAGGAACGCGCTGAAGTTCCTGCATGCCCTCAAAGCGAGCGCACGCCAAAGGCGTAAGAAATGACGGATCTCGCCTCCCTCGTCGTCCGGATGCAGGCGGACAACAGCCAGTACATCAAGGCGCTCAATCAGTCGACCTCGCAGCTCACCTCGTTCGTCAAGGACGTTAAAGCCCAGCTCGAGGACTTGGCCGACACCTTCGCCGCCGCGTTCTCGGTGGGCGCGCTCGCGGATTTCGCCGATCACGCGATCGAGTCCGCCGCCTCGCTCGAGCAGCTGTCGCAGTCCGCCGGCATCTCGGTCGAGAGCTTATCGAGCCTGCGACTCGCGTTCGCCGCGGGCAATCTCTCGCAGGACGAGATGGCGAGCTCGCTCAAAAAGCTCAATTCGAATATTTCCGAGGCCGCGGGCAATGCCGAGTCGAAGGGCGGCGTTGCGTTTCGCGCGCTCGGGGTCTCGGTCACGGATGCGAACGGCAACTTGCGCGACGCGGGCGCCGTCATGGCGGACGTCGCCAATAAATTTCAGGGCTTGGCCGACGGGCCGAACAAGGCGGCGATTGCCATTCAGCTGTTCGGCCGCAACGGGCAATCGCTGATCCCCGTCTTGAATCAGGGCGCAGCAGGCCTCGACACCTTCCGCGCCCAGGCCGAGGCCGCCGGCATCGTGTTATCGGGACCGCTGGCCGCGGCCGCCGATGAGTTCAGCTCCAAATTCTCGGTGATCAAAGCGACCCTATCCGAAGGCTTCGGCAACCAGCTGGCCGCGCAGCTGCTGCCCGTGCTCTCGACGCTCGCCGACCAATTCACCGAATCCACGAGTTCGGGGGAGGCGTTTTCGGTCGTCGCCGGCGTGATCGTCGGCGCGGTCAAGATCGTCGCGGCGACCGTCGTAGAAGCGGTCAGCGAGTTCAAGCAGCTGGGTCAATCCATTGGCGCGCTGGGCGCGGTCGCTGTCGCGGCGGCGAGTGGCGATTTCGCGCAGGCCGGGGAGATCTGGCGCCAAAGCAACGCCGATAATGTGAAGACGACGCAGCAGGCTCAGGATCAGATTACCGCGATCTTCGAAGCCGGCACCGCGAATCAACTCTCGGTGATCTCGACCGCGGAGGCCCAGAAAAAGAAAGTCAAGCCGCAGGCAGTGGACCTTACGGGTATCGAGCAATCGGATGCGGCTGTCAAAACGCTCACCTCGTTCAATTCGAATTTGAAGGATCAGGCCGCGAGCTTTGGGCTGGGATCGGCGGCGCTCGTCGACTACAAATTGCAGTTCGGACCCTTGGCGGACGCGATCGGCAAAGCCGGCGATGAGGGCAAGGTGCTCGCCGCGCAGATCCGCGCGAGTGCGGCCGCGCTCTCGACCAAGCAGGACACCAAAGAGATCACCGATTTCACCGACAAGCTGCAGCAGCAGGTGACGAAGTTCGAGCAGGGCGATGTCGCGGCGGTCAAGTACCAGGAATCGACGGGCAAGTTGGGTGAGGCGCTCGCGCGCTCGGCCGACGGCGGCGCCGCCGCGCGAGTCCAAATCGAGGCGCTCGCGATGTCGCTCACCAAGGCTCAGGATGCGAACGCGTTGTTCCACGTCGATCAGCAATTGCAAACGCTGCAGGGGCACCTGGTCTCGGCCGCGGCCGCGGCGTTCGATTTCTCGAACAAGCTCTTGATCAAGAACCTGGCCGATACCGGCGATACCGCGGGGCAAGGGCAGCTGCAGCAGTTGAAGGATGCGACCACCGCGCAGGCCGCGTTCAATGAGCAGCAGGAAAAGGCGAGCGTGATTCAGCTGCAGCTCACCACCACGACCACCAACTTGAACGCGCTGAAAGAGTCCGGCGCCATCACCGACATGCAATACGGGGCGCAACTCTCCGCCGCGCAGGCGGCGACCGTGACGCAGCTGAACCAGATCTACGCGGCCGAGCAATTGATCTCGCAGCAGTCGGGGCTGCCGAAGCTCGCGCAGGACACGCAGAACTTTGCCAATCAGATCACGAATCTGACCACCCAAACGAATGCGCTCACGAACTCGGTGCGCACGAACTTGGAGTCGGCGTTCGCGGACGACTTCTCGAAGCTGATCCAGGGAGGCGAATCGTTTCAAAAATTCCTGCAAAGCTTCTTCAAGGGCGTTGAGAATCAGATCGATTCTCTGGTGTCGAAAAATATCAGCCAGGCCATTTTCGGTACCGGCGGTCCCGCGGGCGGCGCCGCCGGCGGCATCGCGAGCCTTTTCGGCGGCGGCTCGACGCCGGGCGGCGGAGGGGGCCTCTCGAGCTTGCTGGGCATTGTCGGACTAGGCGGCGGCGGCGGGAGTCAGGTCATCCCGGGCGTCGTGCAAAACGGCGGCACGGGCGGCGGCATCGGTAATATTGTCGGCAACTTCGCGAGCGGCGGCACGATTCCGTCGGGCAAGTTCGGCGTGGTAGGGGAGAACGGCCCCGAACTCGCATACTCCGGCGCCGCCAACATGAACATCGTGCCGCCCGGCGGCTCGAAGCCGATCAGCGTCACCAACAATTTCACCGCGGCCACGGTGGGCGGCCAGATCTCGCGGCCCTCGCAGATGCAACAGGCGGCCGCTGCCGCCCGATCGCTGCAACAGGCATCGAGGCGGAACAATACGTGAGCACCATCGTCCCCGACATCTCGCCGATCTTTCCGAATTGCCCGACGTTTGGCTATGTCTCGGAGCCTAACTACCTCGTGAAGATTACACAGCGCGAGGGCGGCTTCGAACGCCGCCAGCGCATGTGGGCGACGCCGCTGACCATGATCACTGGCTCTCCGACCGGCGATCAGCCGCAAAAAGATATCGAGGCCGTGCTCGCGTTCTGGCATGCGATGGGCGGCTTGTCCTCCGCGTTCCGCTTTCAGGACTGGACCGATTACCAGTCGTGCTCGCTCGACGCTGAGCCGGCGCCGACCGATCAGCCGCTCATGCCGTCGGGCGATTCGCCGGCGAGTTTTCGCCTGATCAAGCAGTATGTAGTGGGCTCGGTGATCCAGGTGCGCTACATCCTCCGGCCCGTGGGCTCCACGGTGATGGTCGCGAACGACACCGGCACCGAGCAAACCGATTGGACGCTGGATGAGTCGACCGGCCTCGTGACGCCGGGCGAGACCTTCTCCGGCGTCCCCACCAGCTGGGGCGGCCAGTTTTATTTGTGGGGCCGTTTCAATGCGCAGTTGAATCCGGAGGTGTCGAACTACCGGATCATGAACGTGACCGTGCAGCTCGCCGAGCTGCGAGTGCCGCTGCCGTGAAAGTGCCGACACTCGGCGCTGTCAAAAATAAGGCGAAAGGGTTGCAGAGGCCCGCGTCACTGTCTGATAGGGGTGGAACCGAGCATGGTTGACGCCGCGCCAATGCCAACAGCCGCCGACCTGTGGAAGGCCAAGTTCTGCGAGCATATCGTCGGCATGCTTACGCTGGATGGTCAGGGTTGGGCCGTTGTCACCGCCCAGCGCGCTGCGCAGTGTGAGTATGACGCGCTAGAAGACTACAGCGGCGACCCGATCGAATCGGCCAACGAATGCATGAGCAGTTGGGATTGTGAGCCAGACTTCACGAATGATGCCGCAACAGAGCCAAACAACGGATTACCTGAGCCATCGAAGTTTCCGCCCATGCCCAATGTGCCGCCGCCAAAGTCTGATGCCAAGGCCAAGCCATGAAGACTATTCCGGCAGCCCTCCTCGCTGACCTTCGGCAGAACTGCACCACGCTCGCCTTCCTGTGGACCATCGAGATGGCGAACGGCACCATGATCCGCGGCACCGATCACGACCTCGATATCGTCATGCCGGGCGGCACGGACTCGCCCGATTCGGCCGCCGACAAATACGCCGGTACCTACTTCGCGATCGCGAACGTCACCGCGGGCGACATTGTGTCGAGCTCAGATCTGACCGTCGATAACCTCGATGTGTCGGGCGCGTTCCCGCAGGCCCCCTACACCGAGATCACCGATGTGACCGTCGATGAGATCGAGGCGGGCCAGCTCGACATGGCGCCGGTCACGATTCTGATTTGCAATTGGCAGGCGCCGGAGCACGGCTATGTGATCATGAAGTCGGGGTACCTGGGCGCCATCACGCGCACGAGCGATGGCAAGTACACCACCGAGGTGCGCGGCCTCTCGCAGCTCTTGAGCCAAACGATCATCCGGCTCTACAGCGCCACCTGCAACGTCGTGACCTTCGGCGATCACCGGTGCCGCTTCAACGTCGCCGCCATCACCATCGAGGGCAGCGTCACCGCCTCCTCGCTCAATCTGCAGCAGTTCAGCGTGACGCTGAACCAGGAATCGCCGCGGCCAGTCTACAGCTATGTCGGCGGGACGTTCACTTTCACCATCGGCGCCAATGCCGGCTACTCGCGCGAGGTGAAGTTAGACCCGAACGCCAACGACGGCGTGATCCAGTTTTGGGAGGCGTTCCCCGAGGCGGTTAACGAAGGGGATGCCTTCACGCTCTCGCCCGGCTGCGATCGGCAGCCGACGACCTGCATCAATGTCTACAAGAATTACGTGCACTGGCGCGGCTACGGAGTTTTTATTCCGGGGCTGCTGGCGCTGACCGCGGGCCCCACCACCGCGCTCGAGCTGCAATGATCGCCGCGCAGGCAGTGATTGACCAGGCCCGGCAGTGGCGCGGGGTGAAGTTCCTGCACCAGGGCCGCACCCGCTTCGGCGCTGACTGCTTGGGCTTTGTCGCCGGCGTCTGCGCGGAGTTGGGCTCCCACGTGCCGATGGCGAATCTTCCCATCAACTATGGGCGCTCCCCGCAGACTCTGCTCGCCGAGACGCTGACCCGGCTTTGCCGCCAGATCCCGCTGCAGCCCGCGGCGCTCATTTTGCTTCAATGGCCCTTGACGCCCTACGGCTCGCATGCCGGGATCTACACGGGCGAGAACATGATCCACAGCTTCCAGGCCGAGGGAAAGGTGGTCGAGCATGGCTATCGGGGCCCGTGGGTCAAACGCACGGTGAGCATCTGGGCGCTCCCCGAGGTGATCTATCAGTAACGTCGGCCAAGCGGCACTGATTGTTGTCGGCACGGTCGTCGGCGCTTATTTCGGCTACCCGCAATTAGGCTTCGTCTTGGGCTCCCTCGCGGGCGCCGCGCTCTTCCCGACGCAGCTGCCACCCGGCCCGCAGATCTCGGACAATCGGACCACCACGAGCGCGGTGGGGGGCCCCGTGTCCTTGGTGTTCGGCACGGCGAGCGTGTCGGGCACGGTGATCTGGTTGGCGCCCTACGTCCAATCCACCAACGAGCAGACCGCGGGCGGCAAGGGCGGCCCCGAGCAGTTGACGTACCAGTACAACCAGTCAATCGCGATCGGCATCGCCGAGAGGGTCGATGATTTCGCCGCCGACACGGTGGGCGCGATCTCCGGCATCAGCCGCATTTGGGAAAACGGCACCATCGTCTATGACATCCGGCCGCAGCAAAGCGCGGATTCGGATTTGGGCAGCATCGCCGAGACCGACCAGCAGTACGCGAATCGCCTCACCGCCAGCGCCGCCTATGCCGAGACCTTCGTGCTCTATCTCGGCGATGAGAACCAGCTCCCCGATCCCACCATGGAGGCGGTGCAGGGTGTGGGCCAAGTGCCGCCGTTTCGCGGGCTCGCGTACATCGTGTACCCGAATCGCTTGCTCACCGTCGCCCAGGGCTGGCGGCATCCGAACTTTCAATTCGAGGTCTATCAGGCGGGCACCGGCGACTGCACGCAATCGACAAATTACTCGGCGGGCATCCTCTACCCGTGGGGGAGTGCCCCGGAGGATCCGACGAACGAGCGGAACACCAATTCGTTCGCGGTCGTTAATTTTGATTCCGCCCTGGTGACTCTCACCGGGGAACACTATAGCGATTACCCCTACCTCGGCTCGCCGTGGCCGACTCTCGACGACGCGATCGGCACGCTCACCCCTTTTTACAAGGTGCCGCTGACCTATATCGGCTACGCGTCGCCCCTGAGTTTTGGCGGTTCTGGCGAAGTGCAGCAGACTTCCGGCCCGCAGGCCGGCGTGCCGCAACCAACTGATTACATTTCGGCCCAGTCCAACACCGTCGATATTTTGTACAACTTCAAGCAGCCGGATCACGGCTTTTGGACCGACGATCAAAGGATCAATGCACTGATCCCCTATACCTATCCGAATCAGCCGCCGCTCAATGCCACCTACCATCAGGGTGTGTCGGGTGTCTTTGGCCAGCTGGTAACGTCGCTCAACTACACCGCTCCCGGTGATGCGGGGTTGTTCCCGCCCTGGCCGGCGCCCTTCGTTAACGGCAGCGTTTACGAGACCGCCGGCTGGCCCGCTCAGTTCTATTTGTATGACGCGAGGATTACAGTGACCCGCTCGCCGGCGCCGCCGTCGAATCCCTGCGATGGGCTGACGCCGAGTGTGGAGGTGCCGGGCTACGCGGTGCAGGCCGACGGCACGCTGATCAAGTGTCAGGAATGGACGCTCATCGCCGGTCCGTACACCAATTGGAAGTGCATGCAGAACTTCAACGCGGCGGGCGGCACGAAGTGCTACCCGATGAATCCGATGCTGCCCTCGACCGATGTCAACTACGATAACGAGACCTTCTGGCAGGCGGCCTACAGCCAGCTGGTCGCCTCCGGCCAGATGGTGAACGGCCTGGTCTACGGCACCGACTACCCGGTGACGCCGAGCACGGCCACCGGCGTGTACGAGATCGATAATGAAATTTGCATCGGCGGCGGCGAGGGCGTCTCGATCGGCTCCATCATCGCGGCGATCTGCAACCGCTCCGGATTGACCGCCATCGATACGACCGACATGAACGAGGTCTCGATCAATGGCTACGCGGTGAGTTCGGTTTGCACCGGCACCTCCATTCTCACGCCGCTGCGCTCGATCGGCTTCTTTGATGCGGTCGAGACCGACGCGATGATCAAATTCCCGGCGCGCGGCAAGCCGATCGTCGCGACCTTCACCACCGATGACTTCGGCTGCTACGACGCGAGCCAGACCGAGAACAGCACGGGGCCGACCACCGCGCAGGATCAATACGGCTTCTCGACCGTGCCGCCCTCGATCACCACCGCGCGCTCGCAGGATGAGGATCTGCCGCGCAGCATTCGGTTCCACTATGTGGCGACCTCGCGCGATTACGAGGACGGCGAACAGGATTCGCCCTTTCGCTTGGCGACGGCGGCCATCAACGATGTCGATATTACGGTCCCCGTGTGCCTGGGCGATGTGCAAGCGGCGAAGTGTGCGAGCGTGCTGTGGGCCGATGCCTGGGCCGCGCGCAGCTCCTACTCGCTTAGCATCGACCAGTCTTGGCTTCAGCTCGATGTGGGCGACGCCATCCTGGTGCCGGTCGATGGCGTGATGCAACGGATGCGGATCACCAACGACACCAACAGCTCCGCGGTGCTGCGCAAGCTCTCCTGTGTTGCGGATGATGGCGGCGCCTATCTGTCGTTCGCGGTCGCGAGCCAACCGCAGCGGGTACCGCAAGTGCTCACCTTCATCGGGCCGACCAGCTTCGAGTTGATGGATCTGCCGTGCCTTCAAGACGCGGACTCGGACCCCGGCTTCTACGTCGCTGCGCAGCGCTCGGACAATATCGGCAACGGCTGGAAGGGCTGCGTCATTTACAAATCGGTCGATAACGGCTCGACCTTCACCACGCAATTCTCGCTGATCACCGAGGCGACCATGGGCGTGCTCGCCGAGGCGGTGCCGGCGAGTGAGCCGTACACCTGGGACGAGGTGACCCAGATCATTGTCAATGTCACCGCGAACTTCAGCTTCGAGAGCCTGACCGATGACCAAGTGCTCGCCGGCGGCAACGGCGCGGCGATGGGCGCGGACGGCCGCTGGGAGATCATTCAATTTGCCACCGCGACGCAGGTCACCGCGACCCAGTGGATCTTATCGCGACTACTCCGGGGTCGGCGCGGGACCGAGCATGTGATGGGCACGAGCCAGACGGGCGACCTCTTCGTGATGGTATCGACCGGGGATCTCGGCCGCGTGGTGCTCGAGACCACCGAGATCGGCGCGCAGCGCGTCTATAAGGCGGTATCGATTGGCGCGAGTTTTTCCAGCGGTTCGACTCAGCCCTTCACCGGCGAGGCCGAGGCGCTCGTTTGTTTCTCGCCGGTGAACCCCGCCGCGGTGCGCGTGACCGACGGCGATATCTTGATCAGTTGGACGCGTCG